CTTTGTATCGTGTTCTTTGGGCTAACTTTGGAACTACTGCAACTTTCGTAATCGCTCCTAATGGAAACTCAGCACCTAGCACCTCAGAGCCACACTATTCAGGCGTGGTCAAGTTCAACGAGATTCCGCCGCTAAGCCTAAACTCTAACGAGACTTCAACCTTCTCAGTGACCCTTAGAGTTGTTACTACTCCTAACGATGCAGATGCAGATCAGTACTTTGGGGTATCGGTAGTAACCGCTTAATTATGGCTGTTCAACCGGGCGTAAAAGTCAAAAATCTAAGGGAGATAAACAAAGCCTTAGATGCTATTGGAGTGCCTAAAGACGCTATAAAAGACGCTGGAAAAGAGTCCGGTGCACTGGTAGCTAATGAGGCGCGCGGACTTGTACCGGTTAGAACAGGAGCTTTGCGGAACAGCATCAGGGTTGGAGCTACAGCCAGGGGCAAGATTACAGTCAAGGCAGGTAACAACAGAAGTTCTAGCTCCGGAGTTCCTTACGCTAATCCGATTCACTGGGGCTGGTTCAAAAGACACATAAGGCCGCAGCCATTCTTTGTTAGGGCGCTTGGGTACACTAGAGAAGAAATCTATGAAAACTACTTCGGTCAAATGGAGAAGCTAATCAAAACAGAAACCGCTAAAACCAAACTCTAAGGAAGCACAGATGATGAATTTCGATGAAATGACATTAGGGCAAGTAGAAGAAATCGAGCTGCTAGTAGGTCGCAGCATAGACGAAATCTTTGCAGATGGTCAGCCTAAAGGCCGCGCGCTCAGAGTTCTTTATTATGTAGCGATGAAGCAAGATAACCCTGATTACAAATTTGAGGATACTGAGGGCGTTACTCAAAAGGCAGCTTTAGGAATGCTCGGAGCGACAGACCCAAAAGGAAAAAAGTAGCTGAAGATCATGCTAAGAAAATGGCAGAGTTCGTTATAGCTACAGGTGTTAGCCCTAGTGAGTATAGAAAGCTCACAGGGACAGAATACTCAGCTTTTGCAACTGAGGTACATAGGAGAAGAAGCAAATGAGCTTAGTGCTAAATGTAGAGATACTGGGAGAGTACAAAAATCTCGCCAAGGCTACTAAAGGCGCTAATGACAGCTTCGCAGACCTAGGCAAAAAGTTTGGCAAAATAGGCGCAAACATAGGTAAGACAACAGCCGCTATTGGCATAGCACTAGGTGTAATTGCAGTAACACAAATAAAGAAAGCTATAGACGCAGCTAGCGATCTCTCAGAAGCAACTAATGCGGTAGATGTATCTTTCGGAGATGCAGCAGAAGGCATTCTAGAGCTAGGTGAGAATGCAGCTAGAGGGCTAGGACTTTCTAAAACAGAGCTGTTTGGAATTGCTACACAGTTTTCTAGTTTCGCTGAGACTATCGCAGGAGAAGGGGGAAACGTTGTAGAGGTTGTTGATGAGATCTCACAGCGCGGAGCGGATTTCGCCTCAGTATTTAATCTAGATGTAGGTGATGCACTAGCTAAATTTCAGTCTGGACTAGCAGGGCAATCAGAACCGCTAAGAATGTACGGCATAGACCTAAGCGCAACAGCGGTAGAAGCCCACGCCTTAGAAAAGGGAATCACAGACGGCACAACTGAAATGACCGAGGCAGAGAAGGTCACAGCGCGTTATAGCTTGCTAATGCAAGAAACCTCAGGAGTTACCGGAGACTTTGCAAACACCTCAGACGGGCTAGCTAATCAGCAGCGCATACTAAAGGCAGAAATAGAAAACACACGCGCAGAAATTGGCGAAAAGTTCATGCCTATAATGCAGGACTTTCAAGGGTTTATTCTAGAAACAGTTATCCCGGCAGTGCAAGACTTTTGGGCTGCAATCATAGACCCGGCAGGCGAAGCGCAAACTCAAATGAGAGCTATCGGCGATGCTATAGACGTATTTGCGCAGACTTTCGGAATAGCTTCCGGCAAAGTAACTTCAGATCAGATCTTTAATTGGTTAGGTGATGGAGTAGTCCAGGCAATCAAGGCGCTTACATTCCTAAGTGTGTTTGCTCAGGAAACCTTCGAGGGACTAGACCTACTACTAGGTGGGCCAGATGCTCGCTACAGTAACGCCGGGCAGAAGCTTGCAGGAATACAACAGCTCCTAGGCGCTCGCAATAAAGCAACTCAAGCAGCAGATCAAATAAAGTTTGCCCCAGACATGCAAGCAGGCGGCGGAGAGTTCGCTAGGCAGGGAAGCATCTCTCAGGGCGGCAGGGGTCGCTTCGATCAGTTCGGCAACGCAATTACTATCAACATAAACCGAGCTAACGTAGACGGTCAGCAGATCATCAACGAGATAAACAACACACTTAAAACCCAGGGCAGCAGAAACCTTCTCCGATGACTACAATAGATAACTTCGACATAGCTAACGATCTTAAGGTCGAGTTCTTTCTGCCGGACAGCTCAGAGAATGCTTTCATTATTGGCATTAGCACACTAGGCAGCTCGCGAGTACTATCAGGCGGCAATACTTTTATTATTGATCAGAGCTTGCTAGGCGGCGAAAACGTCCTAGACGGTGGAGGCACTAATAGCTTTACTTGGCAAAATCTTTCCTGCACAGTAGCTAGGGCAAACCTAGAAAACGGCGGACAAATACAAGATCAGCTTTACTTCCAGCCTCAACCTGCAGGAGCGCGCCTTACCCTGCAAACCTACGATTACGACCCTTCCCAAAACACTTCATTTCGCCCAGGTGTTCCAGTAAGAATAAAGCTCGTAAAAGGCGAGATAGATAAGATTATCTGGAGCGGCATAGTTGATAGCATCGGCGGCACTTACACAATAGACGGTAAAAATCTGCTGCAAGTTATTGCTTTTGATTCTATGAAGCAGCTTCTAAATACTCGAATAGCTAGTTTCGATAGCTCAAACCCCGATGGCTATGTATCCCCACTAGAGCAACTAGAGATAATTGCTAACGAATTTGGCAGCAGCATAAGCGACCTAAGCAAAGTGGCAGCAGGTCGCATTCCCTCAGAAACCCTGACACAGGTAATACCTTCTAATCTGATTCTAGAAGCGATACAAGTAGGCCTAGGGCTGTTTTGGATAGACGCTAAAACTCAGGAGTTTGTATTCGTACCGCGCCCAGACCCGGAGACGCTTCCAGACTTTCCAGTAGGCGCAAACTACTTCAAGATAGACGAATCACTACTAGGCGGAATAGACGTACTCGGGTCAGGTCAGGAAACGATTTACACAATAGGGAATAATCACGACACTCTAAACCACTTATGTATGACCAACATAAGCACACTAGCTAGCAGCGATGAAGTCTTCAACTCGCTAAGAGTAGAGCTTGCTTCTGACCCAGACACTTTTGTCTTACAGGAAAATTCTGATTCGATTTCACTTTATGGAACTTACGCGAAAGATGTAAGCCTAAACACGACAAGTGTTCAAGAACTAGACCGATGGGCTAGCTCGGTGTTCAACCAATCGCCTACTGACTTAGTTCAAAACATAGAAACGCTAACACTAGACAGACAAGGCAATTTGACTGAAGCGGCTTTTCTGCTTCCAGGCACACTAATAGGCGTGGACTTCACTCAGGACACGTTAGAGATTCTAGATTATTATACTATGGTAAAAGTGAGTCACTTCATCGACTCAGACACTTGGCTAACTACACTAGACCTATGGAAAGAAGCATAAAATGAGTTATAAAGTATTCGCTAACGGCAACACGCTGCCAGCCTCAGACATAAACAATAACCTTATGCAGCAGGTCATCGCGGTCTTTGCAAGTAGCGGCGCGAGAGATGCGGCGATCACTAGCCCGGTAAATGGTCAGTTTGCTTACCTAACAGGCACAAGCTTGCTAACCAAATACGATGGTTCGGCTTGGGGTAACGCGATAGTATTCCCAGACCCTACACCCACAGTTAGCGAGCAGGGGACTTCTAGGGCGATAGTTGCCGGAGATGCTAACACCTTTATCTATGCAACCGCTGCAATCACGATTACAGTAGACGATGAACTTGCTATAGGCGAGACTATAAACTTTATCCAAAACGCGGCAGGTGCTATTACTTTCGCTGCAGGCGCAGGAGTGACACTTAACTCTAAAGATGACGCTTTGGACACAGGCGGACAGTTTGCAGGAGCAAGCATCACAAAGAAAGCGACAAACAGCTATTACCTAGTTGGCGATCTCGCATGATTCTATTTGGAATACTCGCGGCTAGTGGTGGCCCAGGCGCTCCAAAAGCAACAGGCGGAGCGATTAGCTATGACGAAGCCAATAACAAATGGGTACACGTCTTTACAGCATCAGGTACGTTCACACCTACCGAGGACTTGACTTGTGACTACCTAGTTATTGCTGGCGGTGGTGCTGGTGGCTCTAGCGGATTCGGTGCTGGAGGTGGAGGTGGAGGCGGATATCGGTCATCTGTTTCAGGCGAATCATCAGGTGGTGGCGGAAGTGCTGAAAGCTCGCTAACCCTTGATGCTGCTACTGGTTACATAGTAACAATAGGGGCTGGCGGTTCTGGAATAACTGCTTCTAGTTATAACACAGCCAAGAACAACGGAACTAATTCAGAATTTGCAACAATAACCTCTACTTCAGGTGGTGGCGGCTCTGGCGGCAACGTTGTTGGGTCAGACGGTGGCTCTGGCGGTGGAGGTGATGGCGGCTATTCGACAG